GGTATAATTTTAACATACCTTATTACCGCAGCTCTCAATGTGTACTTCCTTCCACTTCCATTACTGCTTTCGATTCCTGCCTCTCTAATGCTCCAGTTTGGCAGATTTGCAGTTGTCTTTATTGATTTCCTTAATCCATCTGACAAGCGCAGTAAATATCCTCCGCGTGTTGCTGCCATTGCTACAGTAATAGCATTGTTGGAATTGTGGTTTAGTATTCAAGGACAAAGCACTGGCGCAGAGTTTTGGGCAATGTTTTTCTTCATTGGTGCTATTATTTGTTTTGGCTATGTTCTTGAAATACAGTTTATCGAAAAAGGCATAGAGGCATACGGCATAGGTGTGAAAGAGCCAAGGACAAGGAGGAGAGTAGTAAGGGAGGTGACTAAGACAAACATAAGCAGCACACATCCGATAAAATTTACAATGGCCGTTTGCTTTATCTTGGCAGTTGGCTATTTACCAGCACAGAACAATCATTTCTTTGCTTATAACACTATGAGCCTTGAAAAGATAGGAAATAAACAATTAGAAAGATGTTATTACAGTGAGGCAGATGAAAGCTATACAGTTGATACGATTACCTATGATATGTTATCTGGCATTAATTTGTGGGATGGATATTCAAGGACTACCTATGATAATACCATGTTCATGACTTACGGCACACAGAACTTTGAATACTATCCAGTAGCAGGTTTATGGAAGTATAAAAATAAATATTATGACTATTACCATTTACTAAAATTTGTGAGCAAATATGTTAAACGTAACTTTCTAAATAAAAAAATAAATTATGGCAAAATTCGTAGGCATTGACCCATCTATGAGGCTTAACGGATTTGCCGTTTGTATTATTGATGAGGATAAAGTTTATTTTGGAAAGTACAAGAAACTTGCTGACTGGGCAAAGGACGCATTGACCTGGGCAACAGATATAAAAGTAGTAGTCGAAGATTCTTCTTTGCAAAATATTACTTTTAGAAAATATGTCGATGGAAGGGCAAGAACAAAGATTAGTCGAAATGTCGGCATGAACCAAGGTGCAAGTAGATTTACAATAGATTGGTTAGAATTGTACGGACATACTGTAAAAGGAATATCACCACAGGATAAAGGCAGCAAATGGACATTGGATTATGCCATGTCCGTAATTAAAGGAATGAAACTCGAAGTGACTGGAAACAAAAAATTATCACAAGATGAAATTGACGCTTTTCAATTAGCGTTAATATCAAAAGCATATTTCAAATGATACAGGAAAAAGTAATTAGAAAACGTCTTAATAATCTTGAAAAGATTTATATAGCTGAATCGATTAAGGATAAAAATAGACAAGATAAATGGTTCATGGGCATTATTGAACATCGCATGAAACAAGAGAAAACTAAACTCACACTTTTAAAAATAGGTACACATGGCTGTTAAAAACTATGGACTGGATAAGAAGCAGATAGCACTTTGTGATGCTATGATAGCAAAGTATCCAAAAGGAATTAAGACAAATAATGTCGTATCCTCCGCATCAACACTTGTATCTTTTTATAATTCGAAAGATGAAAGAAACAAACAATTTTACCAGTATATGAATCCGGAAAGAATGGTATCTTTGTTATGGCAAGTAGTTAAAATAAACAACGAGAAAGAAGATGTAAAAGAATCAGCCGTTAGATTATTAAATAAGTTATTGCAGGATATAGTTGTTAATTAGTGTTTGTTGATGTTTAAGGTGTTTAAGAGGCGCAAGAGAGATACTTGCGCCTTTTTTATTCCCACACTACACCTTGCTGCACAGCGTAGTCTAAGATGCCCTTTGCGTGCGCTTTAGCAATACTCTGCTGCCAAGACAAATCAATCATTAAACCAGCATCAGAATAATTGGTAAAGAATCCATTCTCCGACAACACCGCAGGCATTGACACATTGGTAAGCATGGTAAACCTTGCCTCCCTATCCAAATCTCCATCTAAATAATCAGCTCTATGCACCCAGCCTGGTGTAGCAGTTTTTACCTGCTCCCCGATGCAAGTTGCAAGGAGATCCGCTTTCGTTTCTCCTGGTGATGTAAAAATCTCCCATCCTCTGGCAGTTGTTGCTGCGGCTGCATTGCCATGTATGGAAACAAGGACAGAGTGTTTAGCTACAGATGCGTAGGAGTTGGCAAGTTGGCAGCGTTTATTCAATGTTGTGTCATTGATAGGCTCGTATATCTTTTTAACTTTAAAGCCATAGTCAAGAAGGTACTGCTCTAAATAGTTAGCTAATGAGCGATTAAACACTCCCTCAAAAAACCATCCATAGGAATGAAACTTGCCTGTGCGATGTTGGTAGCACTTTGAAGGATAGGTAACATATTTCTCTGGGCCCGTTCCGTTTCTCATGCCACCATGCCCGGCATCAAGGCATATTAAAAATTCATTTGCTTTCATGTTTTATATTTTTAAGGGGAGAAGAAATTAATCAACTCCCCTCGGCACTAAGGTAGCGACTTCTCTGCGCCTATAATTTAAATCCAATAAGGGCAAATGCTGCGCTTATCAATGATAGCTTTGCAGGTAATTTTACCTCAATTTCCTTTCCTGCACACTCTCTTGATGTCTCCTTGATTTTATCCCAAATGATTTGAGCCAGTTGGATATATTCGCGCCATGTAAATTTTACCTTATTGCCTTCAAGATGAACGTTTATCTCAGAGGCTAACTCAGCAAAGTTCATTGAGTAACAAGCGATGTCACCCATTGGTGATTTTATTCCGTCTGCATTTTTTAATGCTTCTTTTAAATTAGTCTGCATATTATTTATTTTAACGATTAAAAAAACGTGTTATTAAAACGCCCAGATTTACACCCGTGATACGTTTTATATTTTCCGAAATGGAATATAACTCCACGGTTGCAATTAAAAACGCTGCCATGTATGTAATGTTGAAAGGAAGGCTAAAAGTATTTCTTGCACCTTCGAAAATAAGAATAGCACAAAAATAAACTACTATTTTTTCTATAGTCCTGTAAAGTCCACGACTATTTATCTTTTGCCCTTCCTTCTTTGCTGCAATGATTCCCGTTGCCATGTCGGCAAAAACAACAAAAACCGTAAATATCAAAAATCCCTTTATAGGAATGAAGAAGGAAAATATCCAGCCGCAACAAATCGCATACGTTATTTTTTCCCATCCAAGGTGCAAAAGGTTTATTAAGGTTGCTTTCATTATTCAAGTTTTATTAACCTCACATCTCCATCCACCGTTGCAAATTTGCCATCAGCATATTTATACAAGTCGTATTTAATACCGTTAAAGGCAAAGGAAACTTGATTGGTAAATGTAGATAAAAGTAAGTTGGTAGAAATCGTGTACACCTTGCCATTGTCTGGGTTAAATATAAGCCGTTTGTTTACATTTAACTCAATCTTACCATCAATAATTTCACCGTTAAAATTTAACTTCCAGTCGCCCAAAAACTTTGCCGTATCTCTTTGAGCCGTTGTAAAATAGACAGGCTTACCACTAATTTGAACGTGCAAGTCATTGTAGTAATTAATCCTTTGTACGGCTTTCCCCTTTGTAATAATAGGCTTTGCATGAATGGCTAACGTGTTGCTTTGCCTTTCAGCATCGGTAACAAGGCTTTGAATGGCAGTTGCAGAATCGCCCAATATTTGCTTTGAGCCTGTGACTGTGCTATCAGACAAAGTCGTTTGCTGAATAATGTAATAAATGTTGCCTTGCTTTTGAATGTACACCGTGTCTTTGACAACGTCTTGCGCAAATGAAAACAAGGGAAGGAATAAAAATAGGTATCTCATTTTATTTATTTTCGAGGTTGATAATTCTTTGTTCAAGGGCTTTGATAAGGGCTTGTTGCTCCTGTATGGCTTTGGTGAGGATTGGAATAATGGCTTGATAATTTACTGACATTGATTCCTCAAAACTAACAACCTCTGGTAAAATTGTACCAATATCTTGAGCAATAAAACCAAGTTGTTTGCTTCCATTACTTTTATATGTATATTGAACTGGTTGTAAATTTAAAATTTCATTTAAACCATATTTTAAATCAAAAATATCATCTTTTAAATTAAAATCTGAACGTGTAGTATAAGCTGATGCACTAACATTACCTCCAACGTACACACTATCAACAACGTGTAAACGATAACCGCTTTGTGGACTCCCAGTTCCAATGCCGACGTTACCTGCGCTGGTGATGCGTAGGCGTTCGCTATAAGATGATGGAATTCCACCATTTGTGTTAAAATTACCTGCGCCACTTTCAAAAACCAAAGCCCCTGCATCTGCTGCATTAACGTAGCTTCTGAAAAAAGTTGTTACAGCTGTAGATGCTGAATGGTAAGACGCTTGCGTTATATAACCACTATTGTTTCCGTTAGACGCTATTCTAAATTGTCTTGGAGTATTGCCGTCAAAGTTTGCACTTGTCCAATCTAAACCCAAAAATGCATCTCCACCAACAACGTGCAAACGTGAAGCAGGACTTGTAGTTCCAATACCTAACCTAAAATTTGTATTATCCCAATGCAAATTTGTTGGCGTTAAAACTCCACTTGTTCCATTTCCAACCATTACTTTATTTGCCGTTAATGTAGTCGCATTCGTTCCCCCATTTGCCACAGGCAAAGTACCAGTTACACCCGTTGTCAATGGCAATCCCGTTGCACTTGTTAAAACACCGCTTGAAGGAGTGCCTAACGCTCTGCCACTACGGTAATAATTTGTAAGCATCGAAGCCGTGTCGCTCGGCAAAAGGTTTAAACGCAGCCACGCGTTGCTCGTTGCCTTTTTATAATGCCACATTATATTGGTAGTCGTATCAAGAACCATGTAAGCCATTGTGTCAATAGAAGGCTTTCGCACCGTATCAGTTGCAGCGACACCCCGCCAAATAAGCCCATCGGCACTTGTCTGTTCTCCTAATGTTATCTTTTGATTGCCATTGCTCGGATACTGTGCCCATGCAAGGCAAGGCAAAAGGAAAAGGAAGAGGGGAAGGAGTTGTTTCATGTTTATGTTTTTTAGTTGCACGTTTTTTTAATTACAAAGCCTCCTGTGATGTATAACATATCACTTGTGTATGTACCGTTTAAATACAACCACCAAACATCACCAGTTGTAAGTGTATAGTTTACATTGACTTCTTTTAAGTCATATTCATTCATTGCAATTTGACTACCTTGTAATGACATTCCAGTTGTTTGTATTCTTGTAGAATTTCCTGCTTTATAAACACCAATATAATAATCTTTATCACCTGCTGCTGGAGGACAAGTTGAGCAAGTTAAAGCTCTTGCATATATAGAATCAATACAATAACCATTTAACGTAGTTGGTACAACTAACATATTAAGACCATATTGAGGATCCCACGTTGCAGCACTATTATCTGCTGCACCTGCAAATATCCCTAAATCCCAAACATATCTTTCAGTAGGTACGGTTATAGTTGAACTTAATGTGCCGCTTGTTAAAGATAAACCTGTACCAACCGATACAGTAGATACAGAGTTATCAGATGTTTTTCCCAATATAGATGTAGATGTTCCAGTTGTAGAAGATAATTTTATTGTATTTGCAAATGTTTTAACACCTCCAAATGTTTGTGTAGTTTCATTAACTACACCCTTAACAAATTGACTTGCATCAACAATAGTTATATAAGGACTTACTGTATTATCAGATACATAAATTGGAGGAGCAGCATAAACTCCTGTAACTGTTCCACTGCCTCCACTTGGTATTGCTTGTGTACTTAATAAACCTGTTGAACTTGCCGTAACCATGCGAGTGCCAGAGCCTGCAAGATTAGTTAAAGTGGCTGCGCCTGTTACGCCAAGTGTGCCATTCACATACAATGTATTTGGATGTAAGGAGTTTGGTGTTGATTCTGATTTAATACCTAAATTTCCATTTATATCTTGGTCTAAACCCAAAGTTTGAGTTAAACCACTAACTGAATAAAATTTAAATCCACTTGTTTTTTGTGATAAAGGTAAATTTTCAAATATTATCGAAGAATTATTACTTGCAATACCCATTTTAAATATTTCATTACTTCCAGATTTAAATAAAATATTGTTTTGACCAGTACCCGAATGACTTAATGTTATTTGAGGATTTGATGCTGATATAAATTCTGCCGTTGTTCCTGTTAAACCACCAGTCAATGTTCCCCCTGTCAATTTTAAATAAGTTGAATCAGCTAAGCCTGTGCGAAGGTAACTTGAATTATCGTATGTTATATTTGTTCCCGATGCCTTGACAAATCCTGTTCCGTTTAAAGTATTTTGCTTTCCGTTAAAAGTGTTCCAATCGGTTGATGTCAAAAAACCATCTGCGGATGTTGTTGCCTGTGTTATAGATAAAGTCCTATTTGCCGTCAAATCGCCTCCACCTTGTAATGGTGCGGTTGTTCCTATGGTGATTGTGCTATTTGCTGGAGTAAATCCTAAAGCACTTTGTTTATTATTGAATGTAGTCCAATCCGTTGAGGTTAAATACCCATTTCTTCCACTTGTTGCACTTAATAATTCAATGATTGGAGTGGTAGTTGTATTTAAAATAGATAAAGGATTTCCACTTGTTGCGGAAACCGTTACACTTGTTACAGTACCATTACCACTTCCTACTCCTGCTCCTATGGCTGTACGAAAGTCAGTAGCAGATAAAGCCGAAACACTATTGTCAACATTAAACCTTGGGAAAGTAATGGCAGAAGGATTGGTCAAAGTAAACATTGACTGCCCTACCGTTGTGCCTCCTAAACTTGTTCGCCCTGTCACTGCTACTAAACCAGTGCTACCTCCATCCCATTTTAATCTATCTGTAAATGCGGTATTCCAATTAGCTGAATTATTTGTTATTGAAGATGCCCACGTTGAGCCTGTTGAAAGGGCTATGCCTGCCTCTGGATAAACAGGATTTCCTGCCTGAGCAGATCCGACAGAACCAATTCCGCTAACGGTTGCAACCGTATAATTAGCACCTACTTTAAAAGATGTCGAAACAATGGTAATTTTATTTGTGTCAGTTAAATTATATTGGTCATTGTTTAAAAGTTGTCCATTCCTAAAAACCAAAATATAAGCCTTTAATTGAATAGGGAATTTTGGCGTAATTGTCCAAGTCAAAACACTTGATAAGGCTGGTTGATATTCTTGTTTTAATATTTTAATAGTATCATTGCCAATAGCAACGTCAACTATACTATCTCTTATCCTGGTAAATACTGTTGCACTATCTAAAAGTAATGTGCCACTTGTTGTTATTGTTCCACCGCTTAATCCATAGCCAGTTGCAATGCTTGTAACTGTACCACTACCTTTTGTATCTATTCTATTTGATAATGAAGCCGTGTCGGTTGCATTTAATTTTGATGCAAACCTTGTAGTAAGGTTTAATAAACTTGTATCGGTTAATTCCATTAATACAGATAAATCAGCAGACACTGTACCCGTGGTTGTTATTGGGTTAGGTGAAACAAGTATTCCCGTACCACCTGAAATTGAAGTAAGGCTTCCCGATCCTCCGCCACTTCCTGCACCGCCACCACGGGGAAATATTACCGTATAATTATCGTTAACTTTAAATGATGAAGCTGAAATAACCACGCTTGTTGACGTTGGTACGGTGTATTGAGAAGGTAATAAGATTTGTCCGTTGCGATACACTTGAATAAAGGTAACTCCCCCAGGAATTAAAGTGTCTGTTTGTGTCCAAGTTAATGTTGATATTGTTAAGCCTGTGGTATAATCCTGTCTTGCATATAATCGACCCGTTGTGTCTGCGTACGCTTTAGTGGCATAGTTGGCTAACATGGAAGCCGTGTCGCTTACTAAAAGTGTTGGCGTTGTATCTCTCCATAATCCACCAGAATAATATAAAGAAGCATTTGAAACGGGGGAAGAAATAGCCAAATCATGAAGCTCACTTAATTTATAACCCGATGCCACCCTTATTGCTATTGTACCATTATTTGAGGAGGAGTTAATACAAAATCCTATTGGCATATCAAGGTTAGGTGCAACAGGTTCAACGTCTGTCCAAACACCTGCCACCGATGGCGAAGGGTAAAGAATAGCACCAGCCGCAAAGGTATCAGTGTTAACTTGCCTTATCTTGCCAAAGGAAATAACATAGCCATCCTCACCGTTGCTTAAATCATGTGCCGTTATTCCTAATAGCAATTTTGCATCTATTGAACCGTTGGCTATAAACTTTGCAACTGTTATTCTTCCACTTGCTCCAACCGTGCCATTAGCATAAACAAGACTTCCTTTTGTAATGGTTGAGCCTGTCTGATTCTTGACAAGCCAAAAGTTTTTAAATCCTATTTCATTGGGCACAGCATCATACATTCCC